CAACTAAACCAAATGTTAAACCTGATAAGAAACCACCAAAACCTGCTGACGCCTTATCTCTTAATGTTAATTCATCTTCATCTTTGTCTAATATTTCTCCTGCATTTGCAACACCTGTAGCAGCGTCAAATATACTTAATGCAGCTGCAAGTGGCAGAAACACACGACCACCAACTCTAGCAACACCTTTTGCAAACTTTTTAGCAATATTTTTACCTTTACTTTTATTCTTTTCTACTAATGGTTTTATCTGTGTCTTGGCCTGGTTTTTCTTCATTTGTTTTTCATCCATGCCAGTGCCCATCACACCACCTTTTGTTTTAGGTGGAGTTTTAACAGGTGGTTTTGATTTAAATGGGTTTAAATTTTTAAGTGTATCTTTTAAAGAACCGCCTAGATCAACAATTTTAGAACCTAGAGTTGCAGCTAAACCACCAGCACCTGATATACTAGCACCTATAATACCACCTAGACCTGTCAAGGCTGCAAGAGGTAATAAACCTGTCAACATGTTAGAAAAGAACCCGCCGTTCTTATCATTTTGTTCTTCGGTTTCGTCAACTAATTTTTTAACATTCTCATTTGTTTCGTAGGTACTTTCAGCAATCATCTCAAAGAGACCTTTTGTTTCTTCGTCTTTTGTTGCTTTTTCTTTAGCAAGTTCTTCGCCAAATGTAGCAGATTGACCACTAGATTTTGCTATACCTGCTTGTGTACCTTTAGGTCTGGTATCGCCTACTTTATCTAATAATTCTTCGCCAGATGATATGTCGTCCTGTGCAAGTGAGTCTTCAATACCTCGTCTTGCTTCTCTGGATGCTTCTCTTTGTTTTGTTCTTTCTGCACCTCTTAATTCTTGTTCACCTGCCTCTTGTCTTTCAATCTTTCTTTTGATAAGACCACCTATGATAGGTACATTACCAAACAATCTATCTGCAATCTTTATAGGTTTAAATTGTTTAACAAAATCTCTTAATGCAAGCCTTGATCTTAATAATGGTCCTGTTAAACCACCTAACTCTTTAACAACTGGTGCAATAACGTCAGCAATATATTTGAATTCTACGTTACTAAATCTTCCTTTAGCGACAGACCCAGGTAACTCTTTTAAAAGAACATTGTATTTACCTATTAATTCTTTAATATTTTTGTATGGTTCACTTGCGTCAGCAATACCATCTAATTCATTTGTGAAATTTTGTACAACACTTACGGCCGCATTAGATACACCCTCACGTCTAAAAAACGCCTGACCGTAACCTTTATCTTTTTGTATTTGCAAAGCAAAGTCTTGCGTTGCCTCGGCAATAGAGATTACTTCTTTTTGTTTTTTCTCTTTTTGTTCTTTTAATAGATTTTTAAAGTCTGCTGAGTCTGCCATTTATTATCTTTTTGGTTCGTTGTTTGATATTTTACTTTTCTTACCATTGACATATAAACCAAACCAAGCTGCACCTGCACCAACCACAACAGATACTAAACCTGCTTGTGCGTTGTTAGGCGCTTCTAATGCCATAAACCATGTTATAACTTCAATAAAAGCATAAGCATATGCAACCATCATAAGTCTTGGCACGGTTCGCCAATTAGATAAAAATTGTGGTAATTCTTCTTTTAAAAACCACCAGACCCATTTGATTGTGCCTACTGCTTTATTTGATAATCCTTCTAACATACTATCCTCTCCTCTGTCGTTCTTCTTCTCTTAATTTATCGTTCTCATCTTTGATATGCTGTATTAACATATCAACATATATTTCCCTTTCCCACGGTAACATCATCTCTAATTCTGTTAATGAATATTTATGATGGTGCATTAACAAAAAGTTCACCCGATAGTAATTCTCTAGGCTTTCATGTGAAAGGGTAATTAAAAAAAATCAGATGTACCAGTTAGTTTCATCTCAAAATCTTTACCCGTTTTAGGGTTCTGATATTTGATTGTGTGTCTAATTCTTGGCATTGTGTCAAAGAAAGCCTGTAATTTAGTAAACTGAACCTGTGTCATGTTGTTAACAAATTCTTCTAATTCTTCATCGCTGATATTGTTTCTATCGTAAACTTCATCACCTTTGTATATTGTTTGAATAGAATCTTGTGCCAACTTATATGATAATGCTGTTGATGACTCAGGATAGTTCTTAAATGAATCAGCAGTAGGGTATCTCATAACGACACCATAACCAGGTTCAAACTCTATCTTGTTAGTATGATCCTTAGGTTTATCTACTTGAAGTTCATCAAGGTTAACTTCCTTAACAACAATTTCTTTTTCATCATCTGGACATTTTATTCTTAATTTAACCGTTTCACCGACTGACTTTGCTCTGACCTTTAAGTACAAATACTCAAAATCAAATATAGGCAAACTTTTAATATCTATTTCAGATACCATACATGATTGCATAGTATCAATCACAGCCTGACTAATTTCATTTTCGTCTTCACTCTCCATTGCCATTAACATGACCTTTTGCTCTTTTACAAGAAATGGTCTATATGTTATTGACTGACCTGTTGAGGGTAAATCACATGTATATTTTGGTACTTCGTTTAATGGTAAAGCCATAATGTTTCACTCCTTTATTAATTATTTAAAAAAATGGGGGAAATACCTTTCCGCCAAATATTCTTCCCGTAGGGAATCTTGTCTTAACCTGATTAATTACATCTCTTCCTGCTCTTCTTAATTCAGGTGGTAACTTACTTATAAGACCACCAAATATGCCTCCTATTTTAGGGTCTTTTATTACGCCCACGCCATCAATATCACCAGTTTCCTGTCCCATTTCATGGTCGTGTTGCGTAGCACTTGATCTCCAATATCTGTAATTAAATGTTATTGATTGTTTAGCAAACTGATTACTTGCACCGTATGATAATTCTACTGCACCTAATGTTTTAGGATAGACCTCTATCATCTCACAAAAATATCCTGATAGTGATAGTCTTGCCATAGGTCCTGCAGCTGCATTTGTAGCAGGAAATTGTGTTCTACTAGGTGTCGCTTCTGCTCTATTTTCATGTAATGGATATATGAATATTCTGCCTATATACTCATCATAGAAATTGGCATTAAATGTTCTCTCATTTATAACAAGGTTCTGCCACGCTTCAAATATAGCACGTTCTTGTAATTCTGCGTCAAGCATAAATTGTAAAGTTATAGGTGCAAATTCTAAACCTCTACCTATTTTTCTTTCAGGTCCATATATGCCACCGTATTCTGTATCTTGTATTGTTCTTTCTGGTAATGAAGCGTCTGAGCAAAAAAAGAATAATCTATCTTTAACCGTATTTCTTGTTGATCTTAAAAAACTAGCATCCATTTGATATTCTGTAAACTCTCTTTGAATATCAATGTCACCTCTTATTGCCTGAGGAAATTCTATTGCAACAAAAAACTTTGCAGGTCTGTATAGACCTTCGCCACCTGCAACCATACTTCTAAATCTGTTTATTGTTGTTTCTGGATTTGCTTTTTGTGCCAATCTCTCTCTTGCTTTTTTAGGATCAAAACCTTTATCTCTAGGTAAACCTATTCTTATATCAAATGGTCCTGGTATCGGTAATCGTTGTCTGAATATTGCCATTAGATAATTTTCCTACTATCTGAATATACTTTTGCCTCTGAAGCCTTTTTAAATCTTTGTACAGGTAAGAATATTGCTGTCGCAGCTTCATCTGCGTTTATTCTTAAAAATCCTGTTTGTACATATGAATACAAATACTTTTTAATTGTAGGTTTGACAATGCCTAAATTTTTTACATCATCATAAGTCACATCAAACTTTGTATTCTTATCAAATCTTTTATCTGTTGCTCTTGCCTGCATACGCTCTAATAATCTCATTCTTAATAATGGTGGTAGATAGTGAAAGTTCATACCCATAAACCCACCTGATATTCCCTCTAAAGGTAATACTAAAGGAAATACATCATAATAAGGCAAGGTTTTTCTTAATTTAGGATTGTACCCAAACAAGTTAAGTCTACCTACACTAGGTCGTCTTGCTAACTTACCTTGTCTAAACAATTCTCTAGCAGTAGTACCACTTGCTATTCTATTTACTTGGCCTCTATACCAACTATTAGAACGGTCAGTATCTCCTGCCTTCATTTTTATCGTGTCAAATACACTTGCCATACTACTATTTATGATGATTTAAAAGGTCTTTAGATGATCCTCAGTAAGTATTTTAAATGTCATATTGTGTTTTTTACAGAAAGCAAACGCTGTTGACCACTTGCGTCTGTTTGTTTCATATGTCAATAATGATCTTTTAAAATATGCTGATTTGATCTTACCTGGTTTAGGTTTTCTTGTCTGATATTTAGGCTTAATTTCTATTATAAATTTTTTAAATGTATTATTAGGTTGTCTGACTTTCATATAGAAGTCAGGATAATATCTATGTGGTTTGCCATCAACACCTCTATAAAATATAGATAGTTCTTCACTACCCCATTCTATAATTTCTCTGGTCTTATCACAATACACCATAAATCTTTTTTCCCAACTAGACCTATATGTGATATTTTTTACGTTACCTTTATACTTTTGTGGATTATTAGGCTTGTATATGCCTTTGTAAGCTCTTCTATCTATGTTAGGTAGTTTTTTAAACTTCATTGTGGTGTGGGTAGCCCGAAGGCTACCCGTTTGAGAAAGTGAGAGAGATAGATTTTAGGAATCGTCTTCAGCTAATTTACTAAAATACGACAGATCGTCTCC